GCAAGAGCATCGGCAAGCCTGCAAGAAATCCTCCGCATCTCACGTCGCTCAAAACATTAAGCGCGGTATGAATTTGACTCTCGCTGAGTCAGAAGCCAAGTAGCGGTTCCCGCTTCTGGTGCCTATCTTTGCCCTTGGGCAAGGCAATAAGACGACAGGAAATTAATATGTCTAAGCTAATCGAGTTGCGGGAACGCATGGCTAAACTGGCCACCGATGCCCGCGCTGAGTTTGACAAGATCACCGACAAAACCACCGAAGCGGAAGCGAAAGAAATTGAGGTTCGCTTTGATGCCATCATGGCCGACCACGACAAAATCGGCGGGCAAGCAGATCGCGAAGAAAAGCTGGCCGCTGCCGAGAATCGCGCCAATGCTGGTGATCCTCGCCGCCCCGCCCCTGACCATCAACAGCAGCGAGCAGCCGCTGATGATCACGAGAAAACCCCGGAGTACAAGGAAGTTTTCCGTAAGCAATTGCGTTTTGGCGTTGCAAGCCTGGAAAGTGAAGAACGCAACGTGCTTGTACTTGGCCGTGCCAACTTACCGCAGGAAGCCCGTGCACAAGCAACCGGCACCGATTCCGCTGGTGGCTACACCGTCCCCGAAGGCTTTGCCGGCACCATCGACAAAGCGCTGGCAATGTGGGGTCCGATGTGGGACGGCGGCATTGTGCAGGAGCTGAACACCGCCACCGGCAACCCTCTGCCATATCCAACCGTTGATGACACAGCCAGCCGTGGACGTTCCAAAGGTGAAAACGCAGCGGTAAATGACGACGGCACCGATGACGTTGTGTTCGGTGAGAAAATGTTCAACGCTTTCATCTACGACACAGGCATGGTGAAAGTGCCCCTTGAGCTGCTGCAGGATTCAGCTTTCAACATTGAAGCGCTGATGACTGAGCTTTTCGGTGAGCGCCTTGGCCGCACCGCTAACGAGGTTCTAACTACCGGCACCGGCACCGGCCAGCCGAGCGGCATCGTAACCGCCTCCAGTATGGGCAAAACAACTGCCGGCGCCACAGCTTTCACGGCTGATGAACTGGTTGACTTCTTTCACTCCGTTGATCCCGCCTACCGCCAGTCCCCGCGTTGCCGCTGGATGTTTAACGACACCACTCTGGCTGCTATTCGGAAGCTGAAGGACGGCCAAGACAACTACCTGTGGCAGATGGGCGACGTTCGTTCAGGTGAGCCAGACACGTTCCAGGGCAAGCCGTACAGCGTCAACCAGGCAATGGCAGATTCTGCCGGGGGCGCAAAGCCGATTATCTTCGGCGACATGTCTAAGTTCTTGGTTCGCAAAGTTCGCGGCTTTGAGGTTATGACCCTGCGTGAGCGTTACGCCGAGAAGTTCCAGGTGGGCATGATCGGCTTCAAGCGCTTCGACTCCGAGCTAGTTAACACCGGCGCCGTTAAGCACTTGATTCACGCTGCCAGTTAATCTGTCTGAAAACTACAAAAGGCGCCCTCCGGGGCGTCTATTGTTCTGAGGCTTCACTATGAAAGTACAACTCACGATTAGCCGAGCCGGCGCCAGGCTCGCCCAGAGCGCCGGCGACATTGCAGAAGTAGGCGACGAAGAAGGCCGACGCATGATTGCAGCTGGTCAGGCCATAGCGATCAACGGCAAAGAAACTGCAACCAAGAAGCCCGCCACCGAAAAAGCGGTAAAGGAATAAGGCATGAGACAGCAGATTCTTAAGCGCACCGCAGTCCCAGCAATCAACCCTGTATCTCTATCGGAGGCAAAGCTTGATTGTCGCGTTGACCATGACGCAGAAGACTCGCTGATCGAATCGCTTATATCTGCCGCGACCGCTTTTGCTGACGCGCCAAACGGCGTCATTGGTAAGGCTTTAATCAGCCAGCAGTGGGCTCTATCAGTAAAGTACGCCGACCGAAAGGCTAGAATCCACTTGCCGGTTACGCCGGCAGTGACTGTAGATTCAATCACTTATTTTGACCCAGATAATGCTCAAAAAAGCCTGGTCGTTGAAGATTTTTATCTTTATGGCGATGAAGATTGGGCCTATATCGAGCCAAAAGTGGGCGTTAGCTGGCCAGCAACTGCCGACCGACTGGACGCAATAACAGTCACTTACACCGCAGGCTTTGGCGATGCGGGACAAGATGTGCCGGCCACTATTCGACAGCTTATCCGGCTGATGGTTGTGCACTGGTATACAAACCGGTCTGCCGTTGATTCTGGCGCGGCTGCGCATGAAGTGCCCATGGCGGCGCAGAGCCTTATCAGCATCAACCGAAAAGGGTGGGTGTACTAATGGCCATTAAAGCCGGAAAACTCCGACACCGCGTAACCATTCAGCGCCCGGGCCAAACTCAGGATCCGGTCACCGGTGAAGTTACCAATGGCTGGACTGACGTTGTAACCGTATGGGCATCGGTAGAGCCCCTGTCTGTGCGCGATTTCATCGCCTCCGAGGCCGGCCAGAGCGAAGTGTCTGCACGGATCACCATCCGGTACCGGGATGGCATTACCGCAAAGATGCGGATCCTGCACCGCGGCCAAACCTACAACATTAAGGGAGTGCTGGCGGACGCGGAAAGCGGCCTTGAATACCTGACACTTCCAGTCAGCGCAGGTGTAAACGATGGCGAGTGATGGCCTAGACTTCGACATGAGCGGCTTGCCCGAACTATTGGGCAAGCTGGGCGCGCTGGAATATGACATTAAGCGCAAGGGCGGGAGGTTCGCATTACGCCGGGCTGCTCAGGTATTGAGGGATCAGGCCCGCGCCAACGCTGACAGGGTGGATGATCCATCAACTCCGGAGAGTATTTCCAGGAACATTGCTATCCGATGGTCTGGCCGCACATTCAAGAAGACCGGAAACATGATGTTCCGTGTCGGTGTGATGGGAGGTGCCGGCGGAAGTAAAGGCGGGAGCGATCAATCAAACTTGCCTGGCGGCGACACACGGCATTTCAGACATCTGGAGTTCGGAACAGAAGACACCCGGGCTCAACCCATCTTCCGGCCCGTGCCGAGGCAGGCCGGCCAGCAAGCCGTTGACGAATTCATAAGCCAGTACAGCAAAAAGATTGACCGAGTGCTGAAGGCTGCCAAAAAGAAGGGTGCAAAATGACTCTAATTAACTTTTTAGGCTGGATTTTTTTGCTATCTCCATTCGTTCTTTTTTTTGCGGTGGCGATAAAGATGTCCGGCCTTGTTGACGCCATTATGATTTATGTCGGGGTTCTGCTTTTGGTTGTTGTTTTGTACGTGGGAGCAACGCTGGCGGGTTTTAAATAATGTACCCGCCAATCTTTGAGGTTTGCGCCGCATCTGCCCCGGTCACCGCCCTGATCGGTACGCCAGTCACCCGCCTTTACCCTTTCGGTGAAGCGCCCCAAGGTGTGGCCCTGCCCTATACGGTATGGCAAACAATCAGCGGCCTGCCAGAGAACTACCTGGGGCAAGCCCCGGACGTAGATAGCTGGTCACTGCAGATTGATGTGTACGCAGACACAGCAACCAGTGCGCGCAACGTGGCCAAGGCATTACGAGATGCAATAGAGCCGGTTGCCTACGTCACACGGTGGGGCGGTGAAAGCCGCGACCCAGCAACCAACCACTATCAAGTGTCGTTCGATGTGGACTGGATAGTCCAGCGATAAACGGAAACACCCAAACGGCCCGCCATTGAGCGGGTTTTTAATGCCCAAAAGAAACCCGTGAGGTAATTTTTATGTCCATTCTGAGTCAAGGCACCAACGTCTATGTACTGGATCCGAACGACGGCACCCCAGCCGTCCTGAAGATTGAGTGCGCCACATCACTCAGCCCCGGCGGCGATCCTTCTGATCAGATTGAAGACACCTGCCTTGAAGCATTCGAGCGCAGCTACAAGGCTGGCTTGCGCACACCAGGCCAAGCAACCATGGGCATCAACGCAGACCCGGACAATGAAAGCCACTTAACGCTTTACGGGCTGTCACGCGAAAACCCTGCACCGGTATTGAAGTTCGCTATCGGCTGGTCAGATGGCACAGACGCGCCAACACTGAACGTCGGCGAAGACGGTTTCGAGCTCCCAGCCACCCGTACCTGGTTCACTTTCCAAGGCTACATTTCAGACTTCCCGTTTGATTTCGCACAGAACACGGTGGTCACAACTGAAGTCAGCATTCAGCGCTCAGGTAATTCCGCGTGGATCAAGAAGGGTGCAGCGTGAGCCTTTCCCTTGACAGCCTAAAAAAAGCCGGGGCGTTTACAGGCGCGCCGGTGGAGAAGGAAATCACCTGGAAGCATGGCGATAACGAATACACCATGACTACCTACGTGCGCCCTCTCTCCTACAGCGCAACCGTGTCAGATATAAAGGCCATGAATGGCAATGGTGACCCAGTAGCCGGCAGGATCGCGGCGAGCATAGTGGATGAAAAAGGCAAACCAGTATTCACTCCTGCCGACATAACGGGCGAGTCCGATCCAGAGCGCGGAGCCCTGGACGGAAACCTGACCATGGCGTTGCTCGCGGCAATCAGTGAAGTGAATCACTTGGGAAAGACTGGGAGCTGACGCCAGAGGTGGAGGTGTGGCATGAGCTGGTGCTTAACGGCATTGGCGGCAACACCATCGCCAAAGCGCAGGAGTCCATGAGTGCGGTGGAGTTTGCGCAGTGGGTGGCCTATCGCCAGCGGCGCGGATCGCTAAATGCCGGCCTCAGAGCTGAGGCCGGATCAGCAATGATAGCGTCACTCACTGCCAACCTAAGCCGCAAGAAAGACTCCAAGGCGTTCAGCTTCTACGACTTTGCGCCAAACCATGACCGCCCCGAGCTATCGCTTGAGCAGGCCATGGCAGAATGGAAGTAACCAAACTTTAAGGATTCGGAGACGGCATGGCCTCTAAGTCGCTTGGCACATTAACGCTGGACCTGGTCGCCAAGACGGGCGGCTTCGTTCAGGGCATGGATAAAGCCTCTCGCAAGTCCCAGAAGACCGCGAAGCAAATCGAGCGTTACTCCAATCAGATAGGTGCCGCCCTTACCGCAGCCTCGGCCGCTGCTGTAACAGGCATTGCAGCAATGGTTGTCTCAACTTCTACCGGTGCGCGCGAAGTTCAAAACCTTGCCCGCCTGGCTGGGGCCACACCACAAGAGTTTCAGAAAGCTGCCTACGGCGCCAAACGCTACGGCATTGAACAAGAAAAGCTTTCCGACATCCTCAAGGATACGAACGACCGCATCGGTGACTTCATCCAGACCGGCGGCGGCCCAATGGCCGACTTCTTCGAGAACATCGCGCCAAAGGTTGGTGTAACGGCAGCACAATTCAAAAACTTATCCGGACCCGATGCCCTGCAGCTATACGTTAGCAGCCTAGAAAAGGCCAACGTATCGCAGGCTGATATGACCTTCTACATGGAAGCCCTGGCTGGTGATAGTGCCGCCCTTTGGCCCTTGTTGATAAACAACGGCAAGGGAATGAAGATCCTTGGCGATGAAGCGGAGCGCACGGGTAACGTATTTTCTGATCTTGAATTCAAGCAGCTGTTGGATATAAAGCGCGGCCTTGATGAGCTGACCGGTGCGGCCACCGGAATGAAAAACGAAGTCGTGCTGGGTGCCCTCCCGGCGATCAACGACCTGATTGATCTGCTTTCCGACGAATCAACAATGAAATCAGCGCAGGCCCTGGGCACTGCCGTTGTTACCGCGATGAATAAAGCGGCCCAGGCCATTGACGGCACTATCAAGATAACTCAGTTCTTGGCAGAAGAGCTGGCGGCCATGACTGCCGGGGCAGCGGCTGACGACATTGTGAGGCTAGAAGACGAGCTTGGCACCCTGTACTCCATGCTCGATAACCCAACAAATAGGGTTCGCTTTTTCGGCAAAGATGGCGCCGTCGTCTATTACAACAAAGACGAAATATGGGACATGATCGCGGAGACGGAAAACAAAATCGTTAATTTCCGCAACAATATTGGGAAGGGAGGAAAGCCAGCACCGTTACTCGACCTTGTAGATCCGCCCGAGCCACCTGATACGTCAGGCGGAAGCGGCGGTACCGACACGTCCGGAAGTGACGGCCTTGAGGAAGACCTCGCCAAAAGACTTGAGACCTTAACCACACATTTTGAGACTGAGAAGCAAACAATACTGCGCCTGTACGGCGAGCGCGACGAAGAAATTACAGCGCTTAGAGAGGCTACAACTATAAGCGAAATGGCCGCGGACAACTTCCGATTTGAAAACGAAAAAGAAAAAATGGAGGCCATGTCTGAGCTTCGCAATGAGGAGGCCCAAAAAGAAAAAGAGAGAATACAGGATCTTATCGACGCTGAAGAGGAAGCGGCGGAAAAGCGGGAGGCTCTTGAGAGAAAAACACAGGCCGCTATCGGATCTTTGCGCAGTTCGACCGTGCAGGCAG